CGTGAAATTCCGGGCCTGTTACTGGCTGGTTACCACGCTGTACCAGCAGATGCGTTCTGCGGGCCTCAGCGATATGGAGTTAAACCGCAAAGCAGCTGATGAGCTGGCGAAGATAATCAAGCGTATCCGTCACGGTGAAGAGCTTCCCGAACCGGTTGCCCGTCTCCCTGTGCTGGGTGGCAAGCCGCTGACACGCGAGCAGAACATGTTACGGGTGAAGGAGATCCGGGAGAAGTTCGGTCTCAAAAGGGGGAGGGCGTGATCATGGCCAGCAAATCACTCTGGGCGATCGTCGATTACCTACGCGAAAACCAGACCGTCACCCCGCGTCAGGTGCAGGCCTTGCTGGGATGCGACTGCAAGAAAGCACACAACCTCCTGCTGCACCTAATCCGGCGCTCTGTGGTTCGCCGCACAGGTGAGCCGCATCACCCGATTTTTACGCTGGTGCCCGGCGGGGAGTTGAACATTAAACGGCCTAAACCAGCCGCGCCGCCAGCACCAGCAAAACCAGCTGCGCCTGTTGCACCGGCGGCAAAAGCATAACCGCCAGCGAAAGCAGTGCAACCAGCACCAGCCGTTCCGTCCATTGCGGACGTATGCCGCCAGAACTGGCAGGGTTACGAAATTCATAAGATTTTTGGGAGTGCACGGGCATGAGTGAATTACAGAACAACAAAGAGCTGATCGCAGTGGGCCATGAGTTTGCTAAGGCGCTGGGCAGCGACACGCCGATCATCGAAATCGCAAAAATGATGTCTCGCCTGGCCGAACGGCTGGATTGCACAACTGCTGCGCTGCGCGAGACGGCCAAACAGCGTGATGCGCTGACGGCAGACAATGTGGCGCGCGCCGAGATCATCGGCCAGCTGGTCTGGCAGTACAGCGCCAGCGGCATTAAGCCGGTAAAGGGATCGCTTAATCCAGCCTCCGCTCTGCTGTTCGACGCGCTGGAGGTTCTGCGCCAGCCAGCAACTGAGGCGGCTATTGTCGAGTTGAAGGCGCAGGGGGTTGACCTTTTCGCAAGGGAAATGGCGCGGACTCATGCCCAGTGTCAGGCAGGAGGATTCTTTGATCGGCAGGTGGTGGTTTACGACAAATTTCGATCTGTAGCCACGGCGTTCGCTCAGCAGCTGCGCAACGGGGAGGTTCAGCCATGAAATGGGGTCATAACGCACTGGCTCACGATCTGGCTGAGCATCTGCGGCAGAACACCGCCCGCATCGTCTGGGAAGACATGCAGCTCGGCCCAAGCGGTACCGCTCGCCCGGACGTCTATGCACTGCCGTGCTCATTCAGCAAGTTCTGTCCGGTGGTCTATGAGGTAAAAGTTTCCGTTTCAGATTTCCGCGCTGATGTGACCGCCGGTAAATTCACAAAGTATTTTGCGTACGCCAGCGCCGTGGTCTTCGCTGTGCCTGATGGGATGCTCAAAAAGACTGACATCCCTGAAGGCTGCGGGCTGATGGTTCGCAAGGAAGGCGGCTGGTATACGGTGAAAGGACCAACTATGCGCCCGATCGACACGCTGCCCCGTGATGCCTGGGTGAAACTGGTTATCGACGGGATCCGCCGTGAAACTGAGCGCGCCCGGTTATCAATTCGCAGCGCTCCGGTTTACGTCCATGAAACCCGACTGGCCCGGCGGCATGGGGAAGAGATCGCCAGGCTGGTCTCGCAAGCCTACACCGCAAAAACCCGGCTCGAATTAGCTATTGAACAGCAGGAAAAACGCCGGGCTGAGGTATTCCAGCAGACCGAGCAGGAAGCGCGCTGGCATCGTGAAAGCATGTTGCGGCAGGCCGAAAGCCTCAACCGGGCGCAAGTTGAACTGGCTGAAGTGCTGGGGCTTTCCGCTGATGCAACAGTGAATCAACTCACCATAGCGATCAACGAGGCTAGCTACCGGCTTGCGCAGGGTTCAGAGATTCAGGGTCCTCGGGGGATCTTACAAAATCTCGAGAAAGTGATCGCCAAAGGGAATGCGAAATTACCGGGTGAGTCGGCTACAGAGGATGCAGCATGAAAATCGAAAAGGCTAAGACCGAGTTACAGGCTGCAACGTCTGGTCCCGGCGCAATATATTGGTGCTATACCCCTGCAATATCTACTGTGCTGGCCGCGCTGAAGCGCGCAGAACGTCGCGTTGCTGAGTTGGAGGCGCGGACACTCACCGTTAAGCTGCCGCAGGGCTATGTAATACGAGCGGGTCATCCTATTAACGAGGGTGAGCGGCATGTGATGGTGCCTAAAGATGGCGGGGACTGGCTCAGCAGTTTTGATGTTGAGCATGCGCTTCTGGTAGCTGGCGTCAGCGTTGAGGAGAAGGATTGATGGATCCACTTCTGCAATACGCCACCAGCCGCATCATCGAGCTAGAGCGTCTGCTGCTGGTGGATGTGCTGGAAACAGTTTGGTCTGCCGAAGTGGGCATGGTCTACGACCAGATTGAAAGGGCAGGTACCGGCTCAATGGGCTTGGGAATACAATAAAAAAACCCGGCGCGGAGGCCGGGTATGATTATCTTAAGCAGATTTGTTCGTATCTATCAAAGCCCTGAGATGTCGATGTTGTAGATCGCCATCCATGCTTCAGCAGGATAGGAATTTAAAGGAACTGACTGATAGTGCGGGGTCAATATTTCGACTGATAAACCGTGATAGCTGCAGTAGTTGGCGAGTGTTTGCCAGCTGTATTTACCCGGGATAGCACTTTTCACGTGAGCAATGGTCGCGTGCCTGAAGCCCTCTCCCTTGCTGTGAACATATTTGTTGTGCTGCATAACGTGATTACCGAATGCGCCGCGCACAGATTTAAACTGACCGTCTTTCTTTTCCAGCATAAGCTGTGCGCGTTCAGTTGCTTCTGCCTGGTCGGCAAGCTGACGAAGCGCGTCAGCATAAGTTTGTGGCACCATGTTATATCCGCCTGTTTTACGGATAGACGGAAGAACCTCTGAAGTGACCCATTTTTAAAAACGCTTGGCCTCTAACTTTTGCGATCCCATGACTGCGTTATACAGGCCAGACTCATTTATAAGCGTTTGGTTTGTATAGTTTCGTCCGTTTTGCAGGGTGTGCTTTCTTTTCTCATCATCATCCAGCCTTTCTGTCATGTTGCTGGTTTCTGCATAACCAAGAATGTCAGCTACATCTTTGGCTACAAACCATACCTCAGAGTATTCATCAATTATTGTTCTAACTGCATTACCATCAAAATCAAACTCATTTAGCGCTACTGGATGACTCATTTAACCGCCTAATAATTTTCAGTTTAATTTCAGAAATGTCTATGGGAAACCCCGCGTGCTCTATAAGGATATCAGCATTTGTTTGTGATTTGCATTATCGATATCACGGCATGTGACTTGTGTTGTCGATGCATAACCAGGCCTGTTCGGTGGCCTTTTCTCGTAAGAACAATCACCGCGCCGCACATGATCGATAGACGCTTATTGATCTATTGAAGTGATTAATAAATGCGCGCAGTGAGGTGAAAATACTTCAACCTCAAAAAATTTCTCGTTTCGATCTAGGTTGCGTTTAGAGCTTAATGTTGCGGCTCATGCCTGCTTTAATGTGCTCGCAGGATGTTGAACTAAGCAGTTAGCGCCCTCCGTGATTTGCATTTAGAGTTTGAAATCTTAATGTCAGTCTTTGCGCCTTTGTGAATAAAAAAATTATTTAAATCAATTAGATGAATGAGGTTGTGCAAGCCTATAATTCATGTGCATACTAAACTTGAACTAACGAATACTGTTTATTCATACAGTCTTTTGATGTAAGGTTAAATCACTCCAGTAAAGTTTTTTTATTTTTCTTCCGGCGAACCTATTAGGAAATTTGCGCGGTTTGATATGTTGGTTCCATGAGGACGATCTCTCCCCGCCGGGGGGACGTATTTGTTGATAGCAAAGAAGGGGGTTTTTGTGAAAGAAAGTCAGGACCAAGGCGACTGGTACGATATTGTCAGGCGTTCGGACGGCAAGCTTATCGGGTCGATGCCGCTCGAAAGCCGCAACCTCGTCTACATCAAAAATGGCATGGTTTCATGTCGCCCTTTGATGGAGGATGAAGGTATTTTCAATCTGTCGTCCGGAACACGTTTTCTTCGCCGCCTCGGCTACCGCCTCGAACAACCCTCTGATATGATGATATCAACGGACTGAACACCCGTTGACCTGATGCGCCACGGAGAACACCATGGCGCAGCAACTACAACTCATCAAGCATTCTTCCAATATCCTGATCCCCGCAACGCCGGAGACCAGCGATTTTCTACAATCAAAATGCAAGCTCGGCGCTGTACTTGAGGCGGAATTCCGCCAGCTGCGTAATCCTGCATTTCACCGTAAATTCTTTGCGCTGCTTAACCTGGGCTTCGAATACTGGGAGCCTACCGGCGGGGCGATCTCTTCCAACGAGCGAAAGCTGGTGACCGGGTACGCTAAATTCCTCGCTGCGTTCGGCAGCAATGAAGGCGCACTGCTGGATGCCGCTGAGCAATATTTAGTGCGCATCGCTGATAAGCGCGCCGGTAGTATCAGCCTCTGCAAATCATTTGATGCCTACCGCTCCTGGGTAATCGTGGAGGCGGGCCACTACGACGCTATCCAGCTGCCTGACGGTACTCTCCGCAAACACCCCCGCAGCATCGCGTTCGCCAATATGGACGAGCTGGAGTTCCAGCAGCTCTACAAAGCCGCGCTGGATGTCCTGTGGCGCTGGATTCTCTCTCGTGCATTCCGCAGCCAGGAGGAGGCCGAAAATGCCGCCGCACAGCTGCTGAGTTATGCGGGGTAATGGAGATGAACAGAACCTACCGCAGTAAAAAATGGCTGGCCGCCGTCGGGCAGATCGAGCAGTGCGTGCTCTGTGGCGCATGGGGCACGCAGGTGGCTCAAGGGCATGGGCCTGAATACCGATGACTGCGCCAGCGCCGCGCTCTGCGTTGCCTGCCACAACAGCATAGACAACGGCAACCAGCTGACGCGCGACGAGCGCCGCCAGCTGATGGATCGCGCCATCGTGCTGACCCTGATCCAGATTGTCCGCCGCGGGCTGGTGGTACCGGCATGAAAATCTTTGACATCACGCCTATTGGCAAGCCCCGCATGACGCAGCGCGATCGCTGGCATAAGCGCCCGGCCACAGCAGCTTACTGGGCCTATAAAGCGCAGGTGCGGCTGCTGGGCGTCACGTTGCCGGAGTCCGGTTATCACGTCACGTTCGTTATCCCGATGCCAAAGAGCTGGAGCCAGAAAAAGCGCGCGCAGCACAACGGGCAGCCGCATCAGCAGAAACCGGACAAGGACAACCTGGAGAAGGCGCTGCTGGATGCCATCTTTGATGACGACAGCCGCATCTGGGATGGCCGGGTCACGAAGGTCTGGGGTGAGAAAGGGCAAATTATTATCAAAACACAGGAAGGGGCAGAGGCATGATTCACGCGGCAGAAGTTGGCAAAGCAGGGGAGCATGCGCGCTTGCGCACGCTGGAGAGCGTCTGGATCCAGGGCAAGCTGCGCATGTGGGGGCGGTGGTCCTATATCGGCGGCGGTAGCGCCGGGAATATGTTTAATCAGCTGCTGACCAGCAAAACGGTGAGCAAGACCGCGATTAATGAAGCCCTGCGGCGCATGAAGAAGGCCGGGATATCAAAGCCGGAGCTGGAGGCTTTTCTCCGTGAAATGCTAAACGGCAAAAACAAAAGCAGCCTGGCGTTTTGCTCCGACGAAGAGGGGCTAAAAATTGATGGGGTGATCGGCACTATGCTGGTCAGGCAGGGCTATGAAGGCCTGTGCAGTATTGTGGCGCAGCGTTACCGCTGGCGGAAGAGCAAACGGCAGATGGCCGAGGAGCTGCAGGAACAGCACCCTGACTGGAGCTATATGACATGCCGTCGTCGGATCGATATGTGGCTAAGTCTGGCCGAATCGATGCTGTACAGACCAATGTGTGACGCGTTCGGCACAAATAGTGAGAGATTTTACTTGCAAAATGAGCCATCTGGTGATTGAATTGTGTTAGGCTCGGGACGTTAAAGCGAACTGAGCAGCAAACATAAAAGAAGCCCGCCATTGAGCGGGTTTTTTTATTTCTAATGCCAGGTTGTCAGTTACACAAGCCGCTTGGTTTTTTAAGTGGTCCGCATTCTCCGAAATCCTGCATTACGTATCCTTTTGACTTCATGCAGTCCTCTACCTTTTTAGTTCTGGCAGTGAGCTGCTCTATCGTCTCGCCGGGCTTCAGGCAGTTGCGACAAAATTTTTCATCCCATGAATTAAGCGAAAATTTCCTGTCAACGCCGCACTCGTATAAATCGTTCCGGCGAGTCTGCACATCTGTGTGGCCCATAGTCTGTGGCTTCTGGAATGTCTGAACATATGGGAAAGAGGTGTAATTACTTGAGTCCATATCTGCGACAACACAACCGGTTAACCCAAAACAACAAATCAGGCTGAGACTCCTTATCCTTTGCATCATTTTTATCTCTCCAGAATTACGTATTAAAACTCCCCGCGACCCGGCTTTTACCGGGCGTCCCTATTTATAGCACACAGCACCCCGACCTTATCGGAGGTGAGAGACATGTCCCATATGAGCAAACTCGTAACCGGTGTCGCGCTCGGCACTTCCGGCGGCACCATCCTGAATGGTGTTCTGACAAAACTGAGCCCTGATGAATGGAGTGCTGTCGGCGTGTTGGCTGGTATTGCGGGCATCGTCATCACAGGCCTTATTAACTGGTACTTCAAACGTAAAGTCGCTAATGCGCAGGTAAAAGCGCTGGAGAAATACGGCCCCGCA